AAGCACGCGATCACGCTGGAGCATCTGCGCATGGGTGCACTCAAGGGCGTCATCCTGGATGCGGATGGCTCCGTGCTGTATGACCTGTTCGACGAGTTCGACATCACGCCGCAGACCATCGCCTACGACCTCGGCAATGCCGGCACCAATGTGAAGGCGAAATGCCTCGCGACCCTGGCCGCGATCGAGGACAACCTCAAGGGCGAATTCATGACCGGTGTGCACTGCCTGTGCTCGCCCGAGTTCTTCGCCGCCCTGACCGGTCATGCCAAGGTCGAGAAAGCGTTCGAGAACTGGCAGCAGGGCGCCATCCTGATCAACGACGTGCGCCGGGGCTTCACCTACGCCGGCATCACCTTCGAGGAGTATCGCGGGCAGGCAACCGATCCCACCGGCACCACCCGTCGCTTTATCGCGGCTGGCGAGGCCCATGCCTTCCCTCTGGGTACGGTGGATACCTTCGGCACCTACTTCGCGCCGGCTGACTTCAACGAGACGGTCAACACCATCGGGCAGACGCTCTATGCCAAGCAGGAGCCGCGCAAGTTCGATCGTGGCACCGACCTGCATACCCAGTCGAATCCGCTGCCCATGTGCCACCGCCCGGGTGTGCTCGTGAAGCTGACGGTGTGATGGTGCGCATCGAGGACTTCTATGAGGCTGCTGGACGGTCTGGCTTGCTGGTGGATGCAGAAATCGATGGCCACACCATCGCTGTCGATTTCCGCTCTCCGGACGAGAGCGTCCTCGACGGGCTCGCCCTGTCTGCCGACTACACGATCCGCTTTCCAGCCTCGGCGTTGCTGAGCCTGGCAGCAGGCGACACGGTCGCCATCGGTGGCAGCGATTACCGCGTCCGCGATATCCGCAGCATCGGCGACGGCAGCGAAAAGCGCGCTTCACTTTCTCGACTCTGAGGACTCCGGCTCATGAACTCCATCCGCGAGCGCATCTTGCGGGAGGTCGTTGCGCGCCTCACTGCCGGGGTGGCGCCCACGCCGGTACTGCGGTTTCCGACCGTACCGGTGGCGCGCGAAGCCAGCCCCGCGCTGCTGTTATTTGCCGAAGGCGACAGCATCACCGCGCATGCCAACAACCTCGTCGACCGGCTGCTGATGTTGCGTTTGGTAGCCGTGGCTCGTGGGGACGATGCCTTCGATCAAGCCGATCTGGCCGTCGTCGCCGCCCACGCAGCCCTGATGAGCGACACCAACCTTGGCGGTCTGGCGCTGGCCCTGCGCGAAGTGGATTGCGAGTGGGACCCGGAGGATGCCGACGCCGGAGCCGTGGCGCTGCCTGCTCGCTACGAGATCCGCTACCGCACCCACGCACTTGATCTGACCCGACCTGGATAGCCCGACATGAACATCGAACTACTGAAACCCCATACCCATGCCGGCGTCAGCTTCGCGCCGGGCGATCTGTTCGTCCTCGACGAGGCCGCTGCACGCTGGCTGATCGATGCCGGCGTCGCCAAAGCCACCAACGGACTCGATGAGCCGATCGGCACACCTCAACCCACTGCACGCAAGGGAGACTGACCATGCCTTACTTCTCTGGACAAGGGCGCGTATACATCGGCGCCCGCGACATCACCGGCAAGCCACAGGGCTTGAACTACGTGGGCAACGTGCCCGAGCTTAAAGTCTCTCTCTCGGTGGAGACCTTGGAACACCAGGAATCCACCAGCGGCCAACGCCTGACCGACCTGCAGCTGATCAAGACCAAGAAGGGCGAGTTCGCCTGCACGCTGGAAGAGCTGATCGCGGTCAACCTGGGCTTGGCGTTGTACGGCACGACCACCGACCAGGTCAGCGGCACGGTGACCGCCGAGGTGCTGCCTAACCCCGTCACCCTGGGCAGTCTCTACCTGCTGGCCAAGCAGAACGTCTCAACCGTGGTGGTCAAGGATTCCACCGCCACCCCCAAGACGCTGCCGGCAGGCCAGTACACCCTCAACGCCAAGCATGGTTCGCTGGCGATCAACGACAAGACCACCGGCGGCCCCTACGTGGAGCCGTTCAAGGCGGACTATGCCTACGGCGCGGCCCAGAGCACGGCGATGTTCACCCAGCCGCTGCCTGAGCGCTGGGTGCGCTTCGAGGGACTGAACACGGCTGACGGCAACCGCGAAGTCGTGATCGATCTCTACCGCGTGGCAATCAATCCGGCCAAGGAGCTCTCGGTCATCACCGACGAACTGCTCAAGTTCGAGCTGTCGGGCCAGGTGCTGGCCGACACCCTGAAGCCTGCCGCCGGCGATCTTGGCCAGTTCGGCCGCATCGTGCTGCTGTGAGGTGAGTGATGAACGACTTCGACGCGTTTCCACCCACCCCGCTGACATTGGAGATCGCAGAGATCGCACTGGCGATCACGCCTATTCGCATCGGCGAGATCCCGGCGCTGCTCGCTGCGGTTCGGCCCTTCGCGCACCGATTGGTCGACGGCGATCCGGACTGGCTGGCGCTCCTGGCGGACAACGGCGACGCGCTGATCACGGCAATCGCCGTGGCCTCACGCCGTCCCCAGGAGTGGGTCTCAGGGCTGGCGATGGACGACGCCATCCGACTGGCCACCGCCTTGTTTGAGGTGAATGCGGATTTTTTCGTGCAGCGGGTGGTGCCGACGATCCAGCACGCCGCCGCCCGGATCAACGCACAAATGAGCGGCCCCTTGGCTGGGCTCACGCCATCCACCGTTTGATCCACGCCGGACACCGGCTCCCGGATGTCCTGGACTACACGCTCGCTCAGATGACCGCGTTTCTCGATGCCGAAATGCATCGTGGCCGTGAGCACGCCAGTCTGCTTCTTGGGGTGACGGCCGTGGCCAGCCAAGGCGACAAGCGATCCATCGAACGGCTACAGCGGGAGCTCGATCGTGAAGATTGATCTGACAGCATCCGGACTGTTCGATGGTCGGCAATTCAATGCCTGGTCCACCGAGCGCCGCGATGCCATCCGGGCGGCGCTCAAGCGCGGTATGCAATCCGGTGGGCGCGAAGTACGCGACGCGGCACGCACACAGATGCGCGGTGCGTTCAACGTCAAGCGCAACAGCTTCGTCTCCTCGATGCAGGCCAAGGTGCTGGACAAGAAGACCGATCGCCTGCCGGCCTTGCTGGTGGGCAGCAAGATCCCCTGGCTGGGTTTGCACGAAAAAGGCGGCACGGTCTCCGGCAATCTGCTGATCCCGCTGCTTCCTGGACGGATCGGGCCTAAGCGCTTCAAGGCAATGGTCGATGGCTTGCTGCGATCAGGCAACGCGTTCTTCGTCGAGAAGAACGGAAAGGTCATCTTGATGGCCGAGAACATCCGCGAGAACGCCTCCCAACTCACCCGCTTCAAGCGGGCCGAGCGCGCTCGCACTGGCGCCAAACAGATCAAACGCGGCCAGGAGATTCCGATCGCCGTGCTGGTCAAGTCCGTCTCCCTCAAGCGGCGGCTGGACCTGACCGGCGCTGTCCAGCGGTCCCTGCCGCGTTTGGCAGGCGCAATTCAGAAAGAACTGGCGAAATCCTGATGGCCAACAACCGCGCACAACTGCTGATCACCGCCGTCGACCAGACCCGTGGCGCCTTCGATTCCATCAAGCGCAATCTGGGTGACCTGGGCAACGCGGCGCGATCCATCAATGGATTGCTCGGCACGCTCGGCCTTGCCGTATCGGCGGCCGGTCTCGGCGCGATGGTCAAGGCCTCGCTCGACTCGGCGGACTCGCTGTCCAAGCTGTCGCAGCGGGTCGGGATCACTGTCGAGTCGCTGTCCACCCTGATCCCAGTCGCGGATCTCGCCGGCGTCTCGGGAGAAAAGTTCGAAGGTGGCTTGCGCAAGCTCGCCACCCGCATGCTGGATGCGGCCACCGGATCGGACGAGGCAGCGCGAGGATTCGCTGCGGTCGGCGTCGCCATTCAGAACCAGGACGGAACGTTGCGCGCGACGGATCAGGTCCTGCTCGACCTGACCGACCGCTTCAAGGCAATGCCCGATGGTGCCCAGAAGACCGCGCTCGCGGTGGATCTCTTCGGCAAATCGGGCGCCGACCTCATCCCGTTCCTCAACCAGGGGCGTGATGGCGTCGAGGCGCTGACGACGGAGTTGCAAGCCCTGGGCGTGCAGATTGGTGGCGACACCGCTGCACAGGCCGAGGTGTTCAACGACTCGCTCGCCAAGGTGCGACTGGCGATCACCAGCATCGGCAACCGGGTCATCGAAGCCTTCCTGCCGGCCATGAACGACATGGCCAACGGGATGGTGGAGTCGGCGAAACAAGGTGGCTCGCTGCGCGCCATCCTGGACGGCGTGGTGCTGGTGCTCAAAACCCTGGCGCTGGGTGCCGCCACCGTAGGCAAGGCATTCGTGGCGCTGGGTGAAGCCATCGGGGCAGGCATGGCAGCCGCCGTCGAAGCCTTGTCCGGCAATGTGTCCGGCGCGAAAGCCATCATCACGGAACTCAAGGGCAGTCTGGTCCAGCGGCTGGACGAACTCGCCGAATTCCGCGACAGCCTCTTCGACCCGAAGCCGGTCGAGGTGCGGGCACCGGCGATCGTTGCGGACCCCGGTCTGATCGATCGTCTGCGCACACCAGGACGGGCCACCGGGGACAACGGGGCGGCACGACTGGCACTGGCCAAGGCACAGGCCGATGCCGAGCTCAAGTTGCTCAAGGACGTGCTGGACCGGCAGTCGCGCAGCCTGGACGAGGCGCTCGACGGGCGGCTGATCTCGCTGGCGGACTACTACGCCGCCAAAACCGCCCTGGAAACGCGCGAGATCGACGCCGAGATCGCACGCACGCAGACCTTGCTGGCCGAGCAGAAGCGCATCGCGGCGTCCGGTGCTGACGAAGGCGCACGGATCAAGGCCCGTGCCGAGGTGGCCAAGATCGAGGCCGACCTCATCGTGCTCAACAACAAGCGGGCCGATGTCGAGGTCGCCAACGCGCGCAAGGCCGCCGACGCCGAGCGCGAGTTGGCCGATGCACTGGCACAGGCCCGCGAGGAACTGGCGCAGATCACCGGACAAGCCAGTGCCGCCGACCGTCAAGCCGCGATCGAGCGCGGTTACCGTGATCTGAAGGCCCGACTGCTGGCCGAGAACGACGCCGACGGCGTGTCACTGATCGATCGGCTGATCGACGTGAAAGCGGCGCAAGCCAACCAGGCGGCGTTGGAAGTCGAGTGGCGGCTGGTGACCGAGCGACTGCGCAATGCGCAAGAGGCCATTCAGACGCAGCAGCAGGCGGGGCTGTTGACTGAGGCCCAGGCCCGTCAGCAGATCGTCGCCCTGCAGCAGCAATCGGCCACCGAAATGGAGCGGCTCCTGCCGACCATGCAGCAGGCGGCGCAAGCCCTCGGCCCCGATGCGGTCGTTCGGGTGCAGGCGTGGCGCAACGAGCTGGAACGCACCAAGCTGGTCGTCGATGAAATGGCACCGCTGTGGAACCGCATTGGTGACAGTTTCGGCGGTGCACTCAACGAGATGATCACCGGCGCGCAGACCTGGCGCAGCGCTCTCGCCACTATCTTCCAGCAGGTGGCCGATGCATTCCTGCAGCAGATCGTGATCCAGCCCTTCCAGCAGTGGATCGCCATGCAGGCGCGGATGCTGGCACTCAAGCTGGGCTTCGTGCAGCAGGAACAGGCCGTGGATGCAGCGGCCAGCGCCACGACCGTTGCGCAAAAATCGGCGGAAACGACCGCCGTGGTCTCGATGGACGCTGCCAAGGCGGGCGCCGGTGCGGCGGCTTCACAAGCATCCATCCCCTATGTGGGGCCGGCGCTTGCAATAGCCGCGATGGTCGCCATGGTCGCGGCGGTGATGGGGCTGCTTGGCAACACGAAGAAATTCGCCTCGGGTGGGTTGGTGACCGGCCCTGGTACTTCGACCTCCGATTCGATCCCGGCGCGTCTGTCCGCGGGAGAATTCGTCATGAATGCCGCTGCGGTGAAAAGGGTTGGCGTGGATTTCCTGCACTCCATCAACGGCCTGTCGTCTGGGCCGCGCGTCACGGGCCATGCTCTGGCGTTCGCCGCCGGCGGGCTGGTGCCGGAAGCACCGCCCCAGCAGGCACAAGGGCAAGCGGTGCGCATCGTCAACGTCATCGACCCGGCGATGGCCGCCGATTACCTGAACTCGTCCTCGGGCGAAAAAACCATTCTCAACATCCTGCAGCGCAACGCGGGCGCGGTGCGGCAGGTGCTGGGCTGACAGAAACCCGATCCAGCAAGGACCACACACACATGACTGCCTACGTCGGTTTCGTCGACAACACGGTGATGCTCGCCCACCAGCAGATGCTCGAAACGATTCGTGACGTCTGCCTGGCCGAGGGTTGGACCATCCTCCGTTACGACACCGCCATCACGAACCGCGAACTGCTGATGATGGCGCCCGGCCTCTCCGGTACAGAACAGATTTTCTGTGGGGTCTACTGCTACCAGGACAGCAACGCGGATTACTACAACCTGGCGGTCGCGACCATGAAAGGTTATGTCGCGGCCAATTCGTTTCTGACCCAACCAGGCATCTCGCCGGTGCTTGGTGTGCCCGCGCACAACCAGCGCATCGACTACTGGCTCTCCGTCAACGGACAGCGGCTGAATGTGGCGATGAAGGTCGGCACCCCCGTGTACGAATCCTTCGGCATCGGCAAGTTCTTCCCCTATGCGTCACCGGGCCAATACCCCCAGCCGCTACTCGCGGCCGGCATGCTGACCAGCGCATCGGCCACGCGCTACTCCGAGACCACCCACACCATGCCGTGGAAAGGCAATCGCAACAACCTGCGCATGCATTTCAACGACGGCACATGGAAGGCCCCGCTCGCCACCCCCTGGGGCCAATCGACGATGGCCAATGCCTGCCGTCCGGCGGAGACCACTTACGCACTCTATCCGGTGATGCTCTACGACTCCGGAAACATCTACGGCGCGCTGGACGGGATCTACCACATCACCGGCTTCGATAACGTCGTCGAGAACACCCTCGTCATCGACGGCAAAAACTACGTCGTCATCCAGGACGTCGGCCGCACGTCGTTTGGCGACTACATCGCGCTGGAGCTCTCCTGATGCCTTACGTCACCGGGCTGGCCAACAGCGCCAGCGATCTGCTCAATGCCGTGGTCACTGCCGGAACCGACAACGGCTGGACCTGGGATGCCGGCAACAGCATGCTCTACAAGGGCGACATTTACGGTCGCCTGACGGTCAGCGGCTTGAACCTACTGGTGCAGGCCGCCCTTGGCTACTCCGGCGCGACGCTGAACACGCCAGCCGCCAAACTGGTCGGCATCACCAACCGGCTGGGGCAAGCGGGCAACACGCTGCTGAGCTACCCCGTGACCTACCACATCTTCGTCCACACGGCCCCGGACGACATCATCGTGGCCGTCAACTACCAGGTGATGTGGTGGCAATGGTTGGCGATCGGCCAGGCCCGCGGCTTTGGCGTGCTCGGCAACGCCGTGTGGCATTGGGGCACCGCGACCTCCGACATCAGCACCAGCGCTGGCGTGGCGATCGACTCGAATGGCAGCACAGGCAGCGGTGGCGGCAACACCTCGGGCGCACCATTCTGGCAATCCAACGACACCACTGGTGTCCAGAACAGCTCGATCTACCTGAACTTCAACGGTCACGGCTGGTGGAACAACCCCGTGGGCGTCTCCACGGCGAATCCGAATAATGCCCGCGCCACCATCGCGGTTCCCACGCTGCTGCTGACCCAGCCGAACAACTGGAACGGAGAGGCCGTGCTGACGCGCATCCACATCATGGCGGCGCAGCCCTCCAGCTTCTGGTCGCATGTCGCGGAGCTTCCGCATCTGCGGATGACCCGCAACGACAACATCGATGACGGCCAGATCCTGACGCTCGGCTCGGAGCGCTGGTTCATTGCGCCGGTGTATCGAAAAAACACCGCGAGCCGAGCCGCGTCGCCTTACAACGGCGCGACCCACTCGGGAACGATCGCGATGGCCGTCCGGTACGACGGTCCCTGATCCTCCACCTTCACCTCATTCGAGAGCTTTGACATGCCGGTCCTGACAGGCATGGTGCTCGATCGCGCCCAGGCTGGCTCACTGAACCCGCTCCTGAGCATCGACGGGTATCAGGTTGCCGCCATCTATCCGTACACCGCCAGCGATTCGCCACGGGCGGAGAATGGAGCGCGAAGCTACGCAACCGACATCACGGTTCCTGCGCAGCGGGCGCTGACCGGCATCCAGGTACCGAGCTACTTCGAGGATTACTACTTCCGGGTGCATTTGCTGCCCGGGCGCATCAACCTCGGCAGTCTGGCCTCGGAGCAGAGCCGCACGATCGAGGTCTGGAACGCACGGCTGACCCCGAACACCTTAGCGTCCCTAACCGCCACCGGCGCAGAAGGCATGACGCTGATCGGGCCGGCACCCGCGCCCACTGTGTTTGCCGCCAATGAATCGCGGCTCTATACGCTCGCGGTCACGCCGAATGGTCCGCCAACCGTGAACGCGACGTTTCTGTTCGCATTCGCTTTCGACGATGCCGCTTTGCTCGCAACCGGACGCCGTATCGTCGGATGGATCTTTGCGCCGAACTGGGTGCAACCGGTCATAGAGCGGCTGGAATGGCTCACGGATGTGATGGAGTCCCATGCCGGATTCGAGCAGCGCGTGCGCTTGCGTGCCGGTGCAAGGCGCAGCTTTGAGTACAGCGCCTTGGTCGGCTCCGACACCGAACGGGTGAAGATGGAAAACCTGCTGCTGTCATGGCAGGCGCGCGTCTTTGGCCTACCGCTCTGGACCGACGTCGCGCTGGCGGCAGGACCGATTCCAGCCGGCTCGACCTCCATTGCCGTGACGACCGCGAATCGGGACTTTGCCGTGGGCGGTTTGGTTGGACTGGTTCTGGGCATGGAGTCGGAGTTTGCCGAGATCACGGCGGTCCTGCCAACGTCACTGACGATCAAGAGCCCGCTGGACTCTACCTGGCCGGTCGGTACCAAGATCCTGCCTGTGCGGCCCGCCCGAGTTCAGAACGACCTTGGACTGACCTACCTGAGCGATGCCATCGGCCAAGCCACGCTGCGCTTCCAGTTTGAGGACGAGTGGTTGCTTCCAGCAGCCACAGAGACATTGGACTACCGGGGCTACCCCGTCTTACTCACCGCCACCAACTGGACCGAGGACGTCGAAACAGACTACGCCCGCAAGCTGAATGAACTGGATTTTCTGCCGGGCCGACGCGTCATCGACGATCTTTCCGGTGTTGGCACGGTTCGCCGGACGAATCG